GCCAGAAGGCGGTGGCTCGGGCAATGAACATGGCGGACGCGACGATCCGGGGCTGGCGCAAGAAGCACGACTGGAGGGACCGGGTCGCTGACCCTAGCTGTTCCGCGATCGCGGTGGACCTGTACCGCAAGAGGTACCACGCGAAAGGGGGCGGAGCGGAGATCGCGCTCGTGGCCCACAACATGTCGATCGAGTACGACGCGGCGAAGCCTCGCGAGTATGCGAACGAGACGGCCCGCGCGGTGGACGTTCACCTCCAGATCGAGGCCGAGCGGGAGTCCCGCCGATCGAACGAGCGGGTGGAGCGCCTCGGGAAGGTCCTGGACGGGGTCCTGGTCAAGGTCGGGCGAGGGCTCGGGGAGGGGTCGATCGAGCCCCGGGTCTCGGACCTCGGACACGTGATCCGAGGTTACACCTCGATCATGGAGCTTGCCATGAAGCGCGAGGCCATGGCCTCGTCCGCTGGCGAGGAGGGCGAGTCCGTGGCCGCGAGCCAGCGGGTACTCCAGGCTCTGGACAAGGGTGGGGACGTCCTGGAGGCAATGGAACAGGACGCGGAGGAGGTTCTCCTGATCGTGCGGAGTCTCCGGACGGCGTCCGAGGAGTCCAACGTCGTCCCGTTCCCGGGGACCCGGCGCGAAGCGGCGGCCGGAGGTGACGAGTGATCCACGATGGCACCCTCCCGGACAGTGTGTGGGACCGGGTCCGGTATGTGCCCAGCGCGGTGTCCCGCGACGAGTGCGGCCTCCTGTACGCGGCAGCGCGCGAGTCCTCGGGGCCGATGGTCGAGATCGGGTCTTGGCATGGCCGGACGGCGATCGTTCTAGGGCTCGGTGGCGGACGCTCGCGCCGGGTGTGGACGGTGGACCCGTTCGACGAGGTCCTCCTGGCTGGTGGCTCGGTGGCCCGCGAGACGGACCGCATGGCCCTCCACAGGAACCTCGGGGCGCTACACCTCCACGGAAACGTGGTAAGGACCATCCACGCCACGTCCGAGGAGGCGGCGGCCCTGTGGGCCGAGGAGCGGCCCCTCGATCGGGTGGGGCTCCTGTTCATCGACGGCGACCACAGACCCGAGGCCGTGGCGCTGGACTGGCGGCTGTGGCTCCCGCTCCTGGCGCCCGGGGCCCTCGTGGCGCTCCATGATGCGACCTGGGACGGGCCCCGGGCTGTGATCGAGGACGCTCTCCGGACCGGCTGGCGAGTCTGGGGGCTACGGGCCGAAGGGGAGGGCCTGACGGTCCTGGAGGCCCCGAGGCCCGGGGGCCTGGGATAGCGGCCTCGCGCGGGAGCTATTGTGCGCCCGGTTTCGCGTATCGCGGTAGACGCGCCAGTGGCGCTGGTTCGCGCCTCGCTGATACAACGACTGCAACGGAGGTGAGCGTGGCACGGACGGCGCGGTGGTCGGTATCGATCGGGCGGCGGCTCCACGGGTGGGTCCACCGCGAGGTCCTGGCCCTGGTGGAGGGCTCGGACCGGGCCTCCCTCTCGGACGTGCCCCCCTGGCTCTCGGTCGGCCGCCTGGAGACGCTCCTGGACGTCCTGGAGTCTGGGCGACGACGGAAGCGCGCGGTGGTGCTCCGCATGTCTCGGCGCGAGATCGGAACCCTCCACGCCGTCCTGGCCCCCCTGGCGGCCGCGTGGGACTCGGAGGGGTCCGAGGGCGTCCGACCACCCTCGGGGACCGCGCGGGCTGTCAGGCGGCGCCTCACGGGGCTCCTCGTGGCGGAGTAGCCGCGCCGGGTACCGCGAGGCGAGGGCTGACCCCTTGGGATATGGTGTTCCGTAGTTCAAACCCGGGACACTGGATGGCCCCGTTCGACTGGAACAGGCGTGTACTGGAGCTTCTCGGCCAGATCGTCGAGAAGTTGTCCGGGGTCCTGGCCGTCAATGGTATCCAGTTCTCCCTGGCGTACACTCCGAGCGAGCATTCCGAGGGGTTGCTCTTTTGGGACACCGCCAGTAAGACCCTCGGCCTCATGATGCCGGGCGGGTACGTTGTCCTCCAGATCGGCCAGGAGATCTATGTTCGAGCCAAAAACGACGAGGGGTCAGACGTAGTTAACGGGGATATAGGCTACATATCGGGCGGAGAGGGCGTGGTCCCGAAGATGAAGCTGGCCCAGAACGACGACGATACGGCTGGGAAAACGATCGCCATAGCCACGGCCGACATTGCCAAAAACAATATTGGATATTGGACATCCACGGGCCTAGTCCGAGGTGACGAGGATCAACCGATCGACACGTCCTCATACCCCGCGGGGACCATGCTCTGGCTCGACGAGACGAAGGGCAAATGGACCGGGACGCACCCTGTCCCGCCGAAGCGGCGCGTGTCCGTCGCAAAAGTGATCCGGTCGCACTCGTCGGAGGGGGTGCTTTATGTCGACATCCGAGAGCGTCATCGGACGTTCAACGCCGAACAGATCGAGGGATACCCTCTGCCAAACGAGACCCTGGTTCGGCACTATTTCCCCGGGCGGGATGAGTATGTGAATCAGGCGTGGATCTTTGCGGACGGAGTCCCGGTGTCCCCGGGGTCGTACACCCTCCGGGTCCGAAAGAACGGCGTTACGGACATGCTCGCGACCACGGCGTACGACATGACCGGGATCTCCGCCCTGACCCGCACGGAGCTAACCATGGCCACCACGGAGGCGGACCGCGTCCTCGGGACCTCCGATTTCGTCACGGCGGAATTAGCCTCCGACAATGACGACCTATCCGGATTCGGGGCCGTCTATGTCGTCCTCTCGACGGTGAGGTGAGCCGTGTCGATCTACTCTGCGATCAAGGCCCTACTTGGAACCCGTATCCGCCTGTTCGGCGCCGGGATCGCCTGGGATGATCTCCGAGTCCCGACCACGTCCGCGCGGGACGCTGGCGTCCGCCCTCCGAATTTTGCGCAATTCAGGGACGACGGGTCAGGTTCAAACGGCGTTTACGGGTCCGAGTTCATCGACGGCGCGGAGCGAGAGCTTTTCTTCGAGGCCCAGACCCCACATGCGCGAAAGACCGGGACTGACCTGGACTTGCACGCACATTTTTCCACGAAAGACACCGTGGTAGATGGTCAGACGGTCCAGTTTTTCGCGGAATACACGGCGGCCGCCCTGTTCGACGTGTTCCCGACGACGACCATCGCCACGTCTGATTTCACATGGGACACGGCAAACCCCGCGCATGTGCCATATGCGCACCTCCTCCACGACATCGCCGACATTGATGGATCGGGACTCGGGATCTCCTCCATGATACTCGTCCGAGCAGGACGGGACGGCTCGTCCGATACGTTCGGTGGTCACGTGTTTATTTTCGAGTGGGATTTTCATATCCAGATCGATTCATTCGGGAGCGAGGCCGAATATGCGAAAAACGTCTAGCAAACATGGAATCCGGCGAGTGGACGAGATCGCGTCCATGTACGCGTACGACTCGGACGAGCCCCTCCCGCTCCCTCGTGTCTCGTTCCTGGAGCGGGTGGCTATGTTCCTGCTCCCGAGGGTATGGGCCAGGGTCCGCGCGGCCGCGTTCACGGCAGGATGGGAGGCCGCTCGCGCGAACCTCGCGGCCTCGTGGAGCGGGAACGAACTCCGGCTCTCCCCGGTACGGATCGCCAGGGTGGCCAGGGGCCGCGTGATGATGGTTGATCCGACTCGTCCGGCCCGTAGCTGGACGATCAAGGGGGACCGGTCCGAGGCGGAGACGGCCTCGGAGGCTATGGGGATCGACGTCATGCCAGGAGGGGGTGAGGATGCTCCAGTGGAATAACGATATCGATCGGCTGTTGAGGGCCTGGGCCGCGCTGTATGGCGTGCCGGAGGCCCCCTCGGACATGTCCTGGAACCGGACGGTCCTGTACTATCTGGACGGAATCGCTACGGCGATGGGCGCATAGGGGAGACGAAATGCCAGCATGGACCCAGAGAGTGATCGATCTACTGGAGGCGATCTCGAACAGCGGCCGGGGGACGGTCACGTACGAGGGTGGCGGCTCCGGTCTCCTGACGGGCGCGCTCCACGTTTTGAACACCACGAGCGGGGACTGGGTGGAGGCGTGTTCCCTGTTCGAGGAGCGTACGGCTGGACTCGCGGGGTTCCCTCTCGGGCACGATCCGGCCGTGTCTGGCGTGTTCGTCGGACCCGGGAAGCGTCTTTCCACCTCCGCGGGTGTAACGAACTGGAGCGCGGGGGGGTTCCTGTACGTGTCGGCCACCACGGGACTCGCTGATACTGTGCCTCCGGCTGTGGGTTCTGGTGAATACAGCCGGATCGTATGCCAGTGCCTCCCGGATACGGGTGAGATCTGGATGTTCCAGGACACCATGTGGTCCAAGCTGTCCACGTCATAGGGGGGGTCATGGCTGACAAAGAGGAGATCCAGGGTTCTCTGACTAGCGGGCTTGAGGAATGGCAAGGGGTGGCCCTGTCGGAGTATGCCTCGATCCAGGGTGATGGGGTGTCGGCCGGGGACACTCTATCCACGGCGTGGCAACTGGTGGACCCCACTACCCTGACGAAGCAGGGCGATGTGGCGATCATCACCACAGACTGGGCCCTTTCCGGATCAGACTATGTGATCGTGGTGGATGGCTCCACGTCCGGGACTGTTCTGTATCCGATCGATATCGTGACGGCCGACGGTGGCTCTATCGACCTTACAAAGCCTACAATCATCAAGTCCATGCTGACGGAGGTCCTGTACGGAGACGATGATTCCGTCTCGATCTGTATCGTAGTCAAATGCAATGACAGCGCCAGCGACCACGCCGGGATCGGGTGGCGCCGCGATCCGACGTTCGCCACATACACCCAGGACGTAACAGAGGTGGGCGGTACGGTGTCGGGGCACCAGAATGCACTGTACGCCTCGAACCCGTATCTCGGCGGAACCATAACGACGATTGACGCCACCGGGAATAGCGTGGACCTCCTGGTGTACAGGCAGAACACAGCCGATCCAAGAGCGGCGACCCTGGCGTTTAATGCGATCGGGTCCCTGGTCGGGGACTTCGAATTCGTTGGGATCGCGATCATCAGCAAGGGGACCGGAGCGTCTGGCCAGACGTTCAAGCTAAAAGACCTGCTCGTTTACGCGCTTTCTCTCGAATCTATGGATCTGCCATGACCACGTTCGATGTATTCGATCCCACCGCAATGTCCCCCCTGGACCCGAACGGGGTCCTGTCATCGGTGGCCGTCATAACGGGCGGGTATCGGTTCACGCTGACCGGGGCCACGACCGGAGCGGCCCTGTTCAGGATGCCCCTTCCGGACGGGTTCGATCAGAATCTCCCGTGGGATATGCTGGTCCGCATGGAGATTTTGTCCTCCCTGATCGGCGGCGGGTTCGGCCAGTGTGATTGCGGTCTGGGGTTCGAGTTCTCCGACGGAACGGTCAAGTGGGCCGGAATTCGACAGGACGTCGGAGGCACATGGGCCGCGTTGACTACCGGGGTGGCGACCGCATACCAGGGCGCGGACGACGAGTTCTATGGGCAGATCAAGTCCCGCGGATACTCGGTGAATTGCACAAATATCGCAGCCATCCTGGATAGTAGCAACGTCCAGCAGGATCGCGTCCTGTCACAGGATGGACTGCTCAAAACGATCTCGTATCTGATCCTGTACGTGTACGCGCCCAACTTCATCACGGCGGGAAGTTTCGACCTGAAACCAGGATACAAGCTGATCACACTGGACGGCTGGACTCCCCCGGCCTAGCGACGCGAGCGCGAGCGGTAGCGGGGGGACTCGAACCCCAACCTTGTATCCGACTTCCCTCCTCCCCTCATCCGTCCGGCCCGGCTCCGAGCGCCGCGGTGCGGCCCGGGACGGAGCCTCGCAAGGCTCTCATGCGGGGCCGCTGCCTGGGCGGTGGCCACTCGCGGGTTCGTCCGGTGGACTTGCGGAGGGGGTCTCGGTCGATTACTCGATCGTGCTGCTAGGCACCCTGGACCTCCAGGTTCCGCTACCATTGTCGTATCGCGTTGTCAGTGACCGTTCCGGCGTGGCACCCTCAAGATAGCCGATTCCGGGTTACCGTCAAACCCTAGATCGAATCTTTTTCTCGTACCCGGCATGAATCGGCCATGGTGGCTGATTCACGTCGGGAAAAAAGTTTGGGCCCGCTTGGTTTGCGGCGTGGCCGTTACAAGGGGTCCAGGAGGTGATCATGGGCGATAGGCCCCTTCTGCCGCTGTCCGCGCTGTCCGACCGTCAGGTGGAGCGCGCAATCCTACACGAGCCGGGCCGATCGACGGTGCGGGACATCGAGATCGGAGGGCCGAAAGACCCGGCCGATCGGCGGCTGTTCTTGGATGTGGAAACCCTGGAGGCTCTCCTGGCTCAGGCTCGCGCGAGCCTCACCGGGCGGGTCGTGATTCATGGCATCGGGCTCCGCGTCCGCACACTCCTGGAGGACGGCCATCGGTGGGACGTCGTGTACCTGCTCGGGCGCGAACCGGTCCCGGAGACGACCCAGATCGAGTTCCCCGACCTGTCCGGGGGGAGGCGATGATCCCGGCCGACGGGTGGGACCTCGCCCTAATTGATGATCGCGATGGGGTGGAGGCGTCCCGGATCATGTTGAACATGGGCGGGGCGGTGGCCGTATGTGAAGACCCCGTGCCGGACGCGTTAGTGATCGGGGGCCAAGTCTCGGGGGCGTGGCTGTTTGCGGCTCCTCGTCGCTGGGTCGCGATCGGTGTGATTAACGGAGTCCCGCAGTGGGACGCGTTCCTGTCGACTACGGAGCGCCACCTAGCGGGCCCCGTCCTGAATTCTCGGGTACTGGATGGATTGTCGGCCGCGCCGATCATGATCCACCTCGATACGAGGCCCGTCCTGGAGGAACCATCCCTCCGGGAGACCCTCCTCACCGCGATCGGCATTGCCCGAGGCATGTATCCAGAGTGGAAGACCGTGGAACTCCCCGAGGCTATCCGCCAGATGGCCGACGACATGGAGCCCGGGGTGGTCGCCCACGGAGACTCCTGGTTCCTGCCCGAGGGGTCGGTGGGTCAGGCGTGACCGGGGCCTCCCTGGCTCCGCGTTACAACATGTGCAGCCACACGGAGGAGCCATGGTTCCGCGCTGCATATGCTGTAACGGCCCGGCCAGATACACGTACCGAGTCCAGGACGATCCGATCGGAGGCGTCCAGGTCCGGCACCTTGCGCACATCGGAGCCGAACCGGTGGAGGTCGATGGGATCTCCATCGAGGCGTGCTCCGACGCGTGCGCCAGAGAGTGGTGGCTCGGCCCCCGTCGCAGGAAGGGCGGCGCGGTGACCAGAACAGGACGAGTGAGGAGGGAGTGATGGCAGAGATCAGAGTCAGGGTGTCCGATTTCCACGCGGCCCCGGCCCGCTATCTCCGGCTCGTGTTCCTGGAGGGGACCTCGATCACGATCGAGGACTCGGGTGGGGTAGTCCAGGGCGTCCTCCTCCCTCCCGGACGGGCCGCCCTCCTCGGGGTCGGAGGTCTATCTGTGGAGCCGCACAGGGTCAGGGCGGGCCGGAAGCCGTCTGGAGCGGCCGGAGCCCTCGTGGGCAATCCTCGCGGGCCTGACGGGCGCTAGACACCTCCACGAGATACCCTGTCCGCATGGCGGACGACAACGAGACCCGCGAGGTGGGACCGCGCGAGGCGCACTCCTCACTGTGCCAGAGCCTCCACCAGGGCTATCCGCTCCTGGGTCTGTCCCGCGTTCATCACACGAATAAGCGCGGACAACCTATGTCTTTTGCGGACAAGCCGTACCTGATCCACCTATACCACGCAATGCCCACGATCCGGGACGCTGTGTTCTGCAAGGGCGTCCAGACCGGCCTGTCCGAACTCCTGATCCAGCTTGTCCTGTATCAGGCCGGGTGGGAGGACCGGATCTGTGCTTACGTGCTGCCCCAGTACAAAACGTGCGAGCGGTTCGTGGCGGATCGCGTGGACCCGCTCCTCCTCCGGACGCCAGCGTACCGAGCCCGGCTCCCTGGCGGGGAGCGAGGGCTGGACGCCTCGGGTGGATCGAAAGGCAACCTGAAGAGAAAAAGATTCGGGCGGAACGGGTCTATCCTGTTTCTGGGGTCGAATACAGAATCCGACTTCCTGGAGTTCTCGGCGGACCTCGCGATCGTGGACGAGTACGACGCGTGCGACCTCGGGAATATCGCGAAAATCGGCGACCGCGTCAAAGAGTCGGCCCAACCGCAGGTGATCAAGGTTTCAAACCCGAGAATTCCAGGGCGCGGCGTTCAGCGCATGTGGAAAGAGGGGACCCAGGCTCGGTGGTATCACCAGTGCGAGAGATGCGGTAGAAAGCAATATCTCGACTGGTTCACCCACTTCGCATTTCAGGGTGACGGCGGGGTGTGGCTGCCTCGCGACACGGAGCGCCTGAAGGACCCCGGGGCCGGAGATCTCCGGCCGGTGTGCTCCGGGTGCGATCTGCCATTCGAGCGCCGGGCGGACGGCGGGGTGTGGGTCTCCTCGTATCCGGATCGGATGTCCGAAACGTTCCACATGTCCCGCCTGGACGTGTTGTCCTCGAATCGCGACCCGCAACCGATCCGGGCGATCTTCTCGGAGTGGGTTCTGGCGCAAGGTGATCCGCGGCGCCTGGAGGCGTTCTGGGCAGGAAACCTCGGATGGCCCTATGCCTCCGCTGGGTCCAGGGTAACGGACCTAATCCTGGATCGGGCCATGGAGGGCCAGCGCCCCCTGGATCACAACGGGAGTCACGAGTACGAAGATCACACCCTGGTGATGGGCGTGGACGTCGGGTCCGTGATCAATGTGTTCGTGGATCGGCTGGAACTCGACGAGACCGGAGAGGGATATGTCAGGGAGAACATATGGATCGGCGCGGTCCTGAACTTCGAGGATCTGTATGACATCCAGGACCGGTATCACGTGGACGTCATGGTGATCGACGCTCGGCCAGAAACGCGGAAAGCAAAGGAGGTCCGGGACCATTTCATCGAAAACGGCGAGTGTCAGGTATGGCTGTGCGAGTACGTGGGCCAGGGCAAGGTGGGCGCGGACGCGTTCGGGCTCACCCTGAAGTACGAGGAACAGGTGGTCCAGGTAGATAGAACCCAGCTTCTCGATACGTGTCTGGCTGAATTGGAGAACCGGACCCGACGGCTCGCGTCGGACGCATCGACGGTACTCGGGTTCCGCGAGCAAATGAGGGCCCCTGTGCGGGTTTTGAACGAAAAGTCCCAGCGGTTCGTGTGGGAGGAAGGGACGGACCCCGATCACTACCGGCACGCGGACGCGTACTCCAGGGTCGCACAGGAGATCCACGATAGATCCGGAGCCTACTGGGAGTAGGCCGGCCCGGTTACGCGGGGCGTGAAGTTGGGTCCCGTGATACCGTGTGCCCACTGGAGGTTCCATGCGTGCCTATGTCGGTCCCCCCGTTGTCCAGGCGGCCCTGGCGTCTGCTGACTATGCGGCGTTCGGGGAGGTACAACTCGGAGGCATGTCTCACCGCGAGCGTCAGGGGATCTACACGGGCCCGAACGTGTCCGGCCAGGAACTCGTGGCCGGAGTCAATACGGCCGCGAACGGTCGACTCCTGACCGATGAGGAACTGTGGGCGGTGTATCGGCAGTGTCCGGACGTCCGTGCCTCGATCGACGCAATCACGCGCGAGATCTCGACGTGGGACTGGGATGTGATCCCGTCGGTCGAATCTGAAGATCCACAGTACGAACTGGCCGAGGATGTGTCCGAGGAGACTCGTCGATTCCTGTCGGCGCCGAATGAGGACGGGGAAACGTGGCAGACCCTTATCTCGAAGCTGGTTCGAGACCTCCTGATTTATGACGCCTTGGCCGGTGAAAACGTGCTTTCATCGGCCGGTGAACTGGAGGAGGTGGTGACGCTTCCGGGTGGCACCGTGGAGCCCGTGGTGGATCGTCGCCAGCGCGTCCTGGGGTATCGCCAGGAGGTCAACGGAGAGACGATCTTCCTGGACAAAGACCGAGTCCTGTACCTCAACCTCTTCCCGAACACGCTCGCCCCTGGTGGTACCCCGCTGATCGAAACGATCCTGAACGAGATCATCACGCTATTGCGGGCGTCGAAACACCTCATGCTCGCGTACGACGCGGACGAGATCGCTCCGGGTGTCCTGCTCCTGGCTGGTATCGGCGGCCCGGCTGCAACCAAGGCGGTGGAGGGGCTCCGCAACATGCGTGGCGCCGACCACAAACTCCGGGTTCTGACTACCAACAACCCGAAGGGGCTTGGAGCGGAGTGGGTCCAATTCCGGCACACGCCGAAAGACCTGGACATGAAGGAACTGGTACACGATACCCGGCGCACCGTGTGGCGTCTGTTCGGAGTCAAGCCCGTGTCGATGGGCGACACGGAAGCCACCCCGAGGGCCACGGCGCAAGTCCAGGTCGACGCGCAGGACAGCGGCCTCCTCCGGCCCATTCTTGAGCTTCTACAGGCGATGTTCAACATGCGGCTGCTCCCGCTCGTGGTTGGCGATTCGGCCCTGTCCGCGCTCGTGGAGTTCCAGTTCGATCTGGAGAAAGCCCAGGGACCCGAGGATCGCAAGGTCGACGCGGACGTGGACGCGATCGACTTCGACCGCGCCGGGCTGTCTCCGAACGAACTCCGATCCAAGCGGGGCCGCCCCCTGGTGGAGGGCGGGGACATCCCCCTGATCAAGCAAGGCGGATCGTATGTGCCCCTCACCACGGTCACCATGCCCGAGGAGGACGAGCCCGAACCAGAGGACGAGACTACTGATGACGAGGACGGCGGAGACGACTCCGATCCGGACGAGGACGGCGGGGCCACGGACCCGGAGGCGGGCACACCCGACGAGGGTGAGGAGGCCCCCGGGGAGGCGGACGCGGACCGAGCCCGTCCGGGGAGGGGTCGACGCCGTACCGGTGTGGTACTCCGGCACCGGAGACCTCCGGCGTGTTCATGTGGCCACGAGCCGCACGGAGTGTACCGCGGGGACTCCTCGCTCCTCCCCTCGGACTGGCAACCTGGAGGGCGGTTCGAGGGATATCGGACGCTGGATCTCCGACGCCTCGGGGACTCCGTGATCTCGTACCGTCGTGCCCGGATCGACGTGTCCACCGAGTTCCAGACGTACCTCGCGGATGGGGTCCTGGACGCCACCGAGGGCGCGGCCCTGTCCCGTGCCGTGGCCGTGATCCTGGACCGCCTGGAGCACCAATGGAGCGCCGCGACGGAGCCACTGTATCGAGACGCGGCCAGGATCGGCCGGGACGCTGCGTCCAGCTTCAATGGGCTAGCGGTGGTCGACGACTGGCGAGTCAGGGCGGACCTGTACCACGATCGGGCGATGTCCTACCTCACCG